CTATTGTTCAATCTGATTTCTTTTATGGAATTTTTGAAAGCCATTTTGTTTCCCTTCCTTATATATAATGTTTTTACACTTTTATTATACTATGAAAAATCGTAATTGCAACCCTTAAAATACGATTTAACAAAATAAAAATACGTAATTTTTAAAAATAATTACGAAAAATACTTGCAATCGTATTCTAATTACGATATACTTTGATCAGAACTTAACAAGGAGGTAAAAAAATGAACTACATCAAACATAGTTTGAAATTAGATGAATGGCGAAAACGAAAAGGTTACACCCAGTCATCTTTCGCAGAAAAACTTGGCATTTCACCGTCTACTTATAACATTTGGGAAAACAACCCAGAAATGATTAAACCTAGAGATGCTTTTAGAATTGCTAAGACATTAGATATCTCTATTGATGAGATTATTTTTTTAAAAGATGAATCGTATTTTAAATACGTTTTAGTCGAAGAAAAACAAACATCTTAATAGGAGGAAAACAAATGCAAGACTTAAAAAAGATTCATGAAATAGCAGTAAAAATCATCGAACTAGCAGAAAAAGAAAAATGGAGCGAAGAGGAATTACTAACGACAATAGACCTCTTACATCTCCAAAATAAAAATACATTGTCTTTAACTGTTGATGGTAAAAAAATTATTTAGGATTTTTTGTATTCATATCAACATCAAAAGTTAAAGGGTTTTCATCAACCAAAATTAATAGGTGACTTGAACGTATATCAATATTATTGCCGTTAACGTGGATTGTTACGACCAAACCATTTTCGTAAGCTAATCGAACACCTTTGCTACCATCTACAAATTCACATGGTGTTTCTTCAAACTTACCGGCATTTCTAACATTGATACTAAAGTTATAGTTAGTTTTCAATCTTATCACCACCCATCATCGCAGTAGCGATAAATAAATTATACACGAAAGGAGCATAAACATTATGCAAGCATTACAAACATTTTGTTTCCAATAAAAAAACACACACCTTGTCGTAGAAGGTATGTGTTACGGAAATTTTGTTCGGTTCTAATTACTACGACTAACAGCACAATTTTTGCTGGTATCGTCCCCAGCCCTGTATGGTGCTTAGGTTTTCCGTCAAAGTCTAGCGTCCTAAAAGTTACTACCTTCTAGTACGCATACCCTAGTTAACGTCTCTTGGTTGACTGTGGAATACAACAAACGATGTTCTAATTTAGACTTACTAACCTATAAAACCACAGGATGATTTAAAACCTCGCATAAGCAAGGAAATCACCTCCCAATGTAGTGGGGTTGGATTAATTATATAACGAAATATCGTTATGGACAATAAGGAGTGGTAAGATGCTGAACTTAAAAGAATTGAGAGAAGAAAAGGGGATAACACGCTATCAACTAGCGAAGCTAACGGAATTACAAAACTCGACAATTCGATCTATCGAAACAGAGGTTAAAAACCCCGGTTTCCTCACAGTAAAAAAAATATGCGATGCACTACAAGTTGATATCGCTAATGTAAAGGAGAAATAAAATGCAAGCATTACAAACAAAATCGAACATCGGAGAAATGTTCAATATTCAAGAAAAAGAAAATGGAGAAATCGCAATCAGCGGTCGAGAACTTCATCAAGCATTAGAAGTTAAGACGGCATATAAAGATTGGTTTCCAAGAATGCTTAAATACGGATTTGAAGAAAATACAGATTACACAGCTATCGCTCAAAAAAGAGCAACAGCTCAAGGCAATATGACTCACTATATTGACCACGCACTAACACTAGACACTGCAAAAGAAATCGCAATGATTCAACGTAGTGAACCCGGTAAACGTGCAAGACAATATTTCATCCAAATTGAAAAAGCATGGAACAGCCCAGAAATGATTATGCAACGTGCTTTAAAAATTGCTAACAACACAATCAATCAATTAGAAACAAAGATTGAACGTGATAAACCAAAAATTGTATTTGCAGATGCAGTAGCTACTACTAAGACATCAATTTTAGTTGGAGAGTTAGCAAAGATCATTAAACAAAACGGTATAAACATCGGGCAACGCAGATTGTTTGAGTGGTTACGTCAAAACGGATTCCTTATTAAACGCAAGGGTGTGGATTATAACATGCCTACACAGTATTCAATGGAACGTGAGTTATTCGAAATTAAAGAAACATCAATCACACATTCGGACGGTCACACATCAATTAGTAAGACGCCAAAAGTAACAGGCAAAGGACAACAATACTTTGTTAATAAGTTTTTAGGAGAAAAATAAAAATCTTAATAGGAGGAATTATCAATGAACACACTATACAAAACAACCCTCCTCATCACAATGGCAGTTGTGACGTGGAAGGTTGTAAAGATTGAGAAAAACACAAGATTTAAACTTAGAAATTTTGATTATCCAAAAATTAATAATGCTCAGAGCAAATCATTGTTGGATATTGCTAGTCACGATCTAAAAGATATTTAACTGTATTCAAAATTTTCATATCTTGTTGAGCTTTTAAGCTTTCGTATAAAGCTATTGAATAAATAATTTCGTAAGATACGTTTTCAGGAGCATCTTCTTTCAACTTATTTATTCTATCTCTAAAAAAGTCACTGTCACCACCGAATTCTTTTTCGGCTTGATTACTAAGTTCACCAAAGAAATTTTGAAAATCATTAAATTCCATACTTATCACCTCCTTTCACTAGGAGATAACTAAATTATACACAACACAAAAATAAAAAGGAGGAATAGATATGATAAAAAATAGTTTGCAAGCTAAAGAACTTGCAGTAATTTTATCTGTTTCTAAATCCAAAGCAGGACAAATAATAAGAGAACTGAATAAAGAGCTTGAAGACGAAGGTTACATTGCGATTCGAGGCAGAATACCAGTCCAATTAGCTAGAGAAAAATTCCCTTATCACGGCTTGTCAGACGAGAGAATAATGGAGGCGTTGAAAAAAGAAAATGAGTAACATTTATAAAAGCTATCTATTAGCAGTATTATGCTTCACAGTCTTAGCGATTGTACTCATGCCGTTTCTATACTTCACTACAGCGTGGTCAATTGCGGGATTCGCAAGTATCGCAACATTCATATTTTATAAAGAATACTTTTATGAAGAATAAAAAAACTGCTACTTGCGCCAACAAGTAACAGTATCAAACAAAACACTTAAGAAAAAATTCATGTTCAATATAAAACGAAAAACGGAGGAAGTCAAGATGTATTACGAAATAGGCGAAATCATACGCAAAAATATTCATGTTAACGGATTCGATTTTAAGCTATTCATTTTAAAAGGTCATATGGGCATATCAATACAAGTTAAAGATATGAACAACGTACCAATTAAACATGCTTATGTCGTAGATGAGAATGACTTAGATATGGCATCAGACTTATTCAACCAAGCAATAGATGAATGGATTGAAGAGAACACAGACGAACAGGACAGACTAATTAACTTAGTCATGAGATGGTAGGAGGTCGCTATGAATCAGACTGTAACTTATATCATCCGTCATAGGGATATGCCAATTTATATAACTAACAAACCAACTGATAACAATTCAGATGTTAGTTACTCCACAAATAGAAATAGAGCTAGGGAGTTTAACGGTATGGAAGAAGCGAGTATCAATATGGATTATCACAAAGCAATCAAGAAAACAGTGACAGAAACTATTGAGTACGAGGAGGTAGAACATGACTGAACAAACTAATCAAGATGTCGATATTTTAACGCAACTAGGTGTAAAAGACATCAGCAAACAAAATGCAAACAAGTTTTATAAATTTGCGATATACGGCAAGTTCGGTACTGGTAAAACTACGTTTTTAACAAAAGATAACAATGCCTTAGTACTAGATATAAATGAGGACGGAACAACGGTAACAGAAGATGGGGCAGTTGTGCAGATTAAGAATTATAAGCATTTTAGTGCAGTGATTAAAATGCTGCCTAAAATTATTGAACAACTAAGAGAAAACGGAAAACAAATTGATGTTGTAGTGATTGAAACAATCCAAAAGTTACGTGATATCACTATGGACGACATCATGGACGGTAAATCAAAGAAACCGACATTTAATGATTGGGGCGAGTGTGCTACACGCATTGTAAGTATTTATCGTTATATTTCTAAATTACAAGAACATTATCAATTTCATCTTGCTATAAGCGGACACGAGGGCATTAACAAAGACAAAGATGATGAGGGAAGTACTATCAATCCAACAATCACGATAGAGGCACAAGACCAAATAAAAAAAGCAGTCATCAGTCAATCTGACGTGTTAGCAAGAATGACAATAGAAGAACATGAGCAAGACGGCGAAAAAACTTATCAATATGTACTTAACGCTGAACCATCAAATTTATTCGAGACAAAGATAAGACACTCAAGCAACATCAAAATTAACAACAAACGTTTCATTAATCCAAGTATTAACGATGTTGTACAAGCAATTAGAAATGGTAATTAAAAATTAATTAAAAGGACGGTATAAAAATTATGAAAATCACTGGTAGAACACAATACATTCAAGAAACTAATCAAGAGGCATTCATGAAAGGTGGGGACTTTTTAGGAGCTGGAGAATTTACAGTAAAAGTTGCAAATGTCGAGTTTAACGACAGAGAAAACAGATACTTCACGATTGTTTTTGAAAACAACGAAGGTAAACAATACAAACACAACCAATTCGTCCCACCATTCCAACAAGATTATCAAGAAAAACAATATATCGAGTTACTTAGTAGATTAGGAATTAAATTGAACTTACCAGATTTAACTTTTGACACAGATCAATTAATTAACAAAATCGGAACTATTGTACTTAAAAATAAATTTAACGAGGAACAAGGCAAGTATTTTGTAAGACTCTCATATGTAAAAGTTTGGAATAAAGACGATGAAGTAGTTAATAAACCAGAACCTAAAACTGATGAGATGAAACAAAAAGAACAGCAAGCAAATGGTAAACAGACACCTATGAGTCAACAATCAAACCCATTCGCTAATGCTAATGGTCCAATAGAAATCAATGATGATGATTTACCGTTCTAGGACGTGGTTTAAATGCAATACATTACAAGATACCAGAAAGACAATGACGGTACTTATTCCGTCGTTGCTACTGGTGTTGAACTTGAACAAAGTCACATTGATTTACTAGAAAACGGATATCCGCTAAAAGCAGAAGTAGAGGTTCCGGACAATAAAAAACTATCTATAGAACAACGCAAAAAAATATTCGCAATGTGTAGAGATATAGAACTTCACTGGGGCGAACCAGTAGAATCAACTAGAAAATTATTACAAACAGAATTGGAAATTATGAAAGGTTATGAAGAAATCAGTCTGCGTGACTGTTCAATGAAAGTTGCGAGAGAGTTAATAGAACTGATTATAGCGTTTATGTTTCATCATCAAATACCTATGAGTGTAGAAACGAGTAAGTTGTTAAGCGAAGATAAAGCGTTATTATATTGGGCTACAATCAACCGCAACTGTGTAATATGCGGAAAGCCTCACGCAGACCTGGCACATTATGAAGCAGTCGGCAGAGGCATGAACAGAAACAAGATGAATCACTACGACAAACATGTATTAGCGTTATGTCGCGAACATCACAACGAGCAACATGCGATGGGCGTTAAGTCGTTTGATGATAAATATCACTTGCATGACTCGTGGCTAAAAGTTGATGAGAGGCTCAACAAAATGCTGAAAGGAGGAGAATAATGGTTAAATCGATATTTTTACAAGATGGAGAAGAAATTTTTGTTGATGATGAAGATTATGAGAGGGTTAATCAATATATTTGGACAAAATCTTATGTAGATAACGTTAGAAGAATTCACACAAAGACACTCAACGTTAGCTTAAGTGGATTTGTATTAGAAAATGGTTTTCAAAAAATAAAAAATAATGATTTTACCAAAAACAACATCACTTCAATTGGTTATCAACAACGATGGGCAAGGCCTACAAGAAATACTTCGAGTATCTATAAAGGTGTTTATTTAAATCGAAAAACAAAAAAATGGTCTGCTGTAATAAAAATTGATAGCAAATCTAAATATTTAGGTAGTTTTGTTGATGAATGGGAGGCAGCTAAAGCATACAACAGCGCAGTAGATAAATATTGGGACGGACAAGGTTATAAGAATCATAAAAATCAAAATGACTCTATATTTGAATATGAATACAAAACTTACAAAGACCAAAAACGTCGTAGAAGAGGAAAAAGTAAGTTCAAAGGAGTCTATTTAACTCAAAGTGGTTATGTAGCGCAAATAACTTATAAAAGAAAGACATATCATATTGGATGGTCAAAAAATATTTATGAGACTGCTCTCATGTTTAATAAAATTAATTTTTATTTACATGGTTCAGACGTAATCCTTAATGACGTACCTATGACAGATGAACTTAAAGAATTCATAAATAACTGGGAAGTACCGGACAAAATAAAAGCACTGAAAGAAGGTGCTGAGAATGACTGAACAACCAAGTTACTACTCAATAATAACGGCAAATGTCAGATATGATAATCGACTTACTGATAGTGAAAAATTACTTTTTGCAGAAATAACGTCTTTAAGTAATAAGTATGGATACTGCACAGCAAGTAATGGTTACTTTGCAACTTTATACAACGTCGTTAAAGAAACTATATCTCGTAGAATTTCGAACCTTATCAAATTTGGTTATCTAAAAATCGAAATTATCAAAGAAGGTAATGAAGTTAAACAAAGGAAGATGTACCCCTTGACGCAATCGTCAATGCCTATTGACGCAAAAATCAATACCCCTATTGATAATTCTGTCAATACCCCTATTGACGCAAATGTCAAAGAGAATAATACAAGTATTAATAATACAAGTAATAACAATATAAATAGAATAGATATATTGTCGGGCAACCCGACAGCATCTTCTATACCCTATAAAGAAATTATCGATTACTTAAACAAAAAAGCGGGCAAGCATTTTAAACACAATACAGCTAAAACAAAAGATTTTATTAAAGCAAGATGGAATCAAGATTTTAGGTTGGAGGATTTTAAAAAGGTGATTGATATCAAAACAGCTGAGTGGCTAAACACGGATAGCGATAAATACCTTAGACCAGAAACACTTTTTGGTAATAAATTTGAGGGATACCTCAATCAAAAAGCAGAACCAACTGGCATAGATCAATTGGAACGTATGAAGTGCGACGAAAGTTATTGGGATTAGGGGGGGGATATTATGAAACCACTATTCAGTGAAAAGATAAACGAAAGTTTGAAAAAATATCAACCTACTCATGTCGAAAAAGGATTGGAATGTGAGAGATGTGGAAGTGAATACGACTTATATAAGTTCGCTCCTACTAAAAAACACCCGGATGGTTACGAGTATAAAGACGGTTGCAAATGTGAAATCTATGAGGAATATAAGCGAAACAAGCAACGGAAGATAAACAACATATTCAATCAATCAAACGTTAATCCGTCTTTAAGAGATGCAACAGTAAACAACTACAAGCCACAAAATGAAAAACAAGTACACGCTAAACAATCAGCAATAGAGTATGTACAGGGTTTCTCTACAAAAGAACCAAAATCATTAATATTTCAAGGTTCATATGGAACTGGTAAAAGCCACCTAGCATACGCTATCGCAAAAGCAGTTAAAGCTAAAGGGCATACAGTTGCTTTTATGCATATACCAATGTTGATGGATCGTATCAAAGCGACATACAACAAAAATGCAGTAGAGACTACAGACGAACTAGTCAAATTACTTAGTGAGATTGATTTACTTGTACTAGATGATATGGGTGTAGAAAACACAGAACACACTATAAATAAACTTTTCAGCATTGTTGATAACAGAGTAGGTAAAAACAACATCTTTACAACTAACTTTAGTGATAAAGAACTAAATCAAAATATGAACTGGCAACGTATAAATTCGAGAATGAAAAAAAGAGCAAGAAAAGTAAGAGTAATCGGAGACGATTTCAGGGAGCGAGATGCGTGGTAATCACAAAACAAAATATAAAAGAAATATTACATTGTAGAGATGTATATGCTCAAAAGATGATTGATTTTGCAAACGGAGACCAAGAGAAACTTAAAAAACTTATTGATGATAAGTTGAAAGAAAAAGAAGAAAGACCCGCAATCGTCGAATATTAAGGAGTGTTAAAAATGCCGAAAGAAAAATATTACTTATACCGAGAAGATGGCACAGAAGATATTAAGGTCATCAAGTATAAAGACAACGTAAATGAGGTTTATTCGCTCACAGGAGCCCATTTCAGCGACGAAAAGAAAATTATGACTGATAGTGACCTAAAACGATTTAAAGGCGCTCACGGGCTTCTATATGAGCAAGAACTAGGATTACAAGCGACGATATTTGATATTTAGAGGTGGACGATGAGTAAATACAACGCTAAGAAAGTTGAGTACAAAGGAATTGTATTTGATAGCAAAGTAGAATGTGAATATTACCAATATTTAGAAAGTAATATGAATGGCACTAACTATGATCGTATCGAACTACAACCGAAATTCGAACTACAACCTAAATTTGGGAAGCAAAGACCGATTACGTATATAGCCGATTTCTCTTTGTGGAAGGAAGGGAAACTGGTTGAAGTTATAGACGTTAAAGGTAAGGCGACTGAAGTTGCCAACATCAAAGCGAAGATATTCAGATATCAGTATAAAGATGTGAATTTAACGTGGATATGTAAAGCGCCTAAATACACAGGTCAAGAATGGATGGTATATGAGGACTTAGTGAAAGTCAGACGTAAAAGAAAAAGAGAAATGAAGTGATTTAATGCAACAACAAGCATATATAAATGCAACGATTGATATAAGAATACCTACCGAAGTTGAATATCAGCATTTTGATGATGTGGATGATGAAAAAGATATGCTAGCAAAGCGCTTAGATGACAATCCGGATGAATTACTAAAGTATGACAACATAACAATAAGACATGCATATATAGAGGTGGAATAAATGGCGAAAACAGCAAGAATTGTAAGGATACACGATAAACCTTATAGGTTCAGTAAATTTGAAATGGAATTAATTGAAAGTCACGGTATAACACCCGGAATGGTTTCTAAAAGAGTAAAAGACGGTTGGGAACTACATGAAGCAATGGACGCACCAGAAGGCATGCGTTTAAGCGAGTACAGAGAAAAGAAAACAATAGAAAGACTGGAACAAGCTAGACTCGAACGCAAATTGGAAAGACAGCGAAAGAAAGAGGCTGAGCTAAGAAGAAAGAAGCCACACTTGTTTAATGTACCTCAGAAACATCCAAGAGGACGTTATGCGTGCTACCTGATGGAAAACGACATATTCGTGAAAGTTAAGAAGTAGATCATGACAGATAACGCATGCAAAGAATACCTAAATCAATTCTTTGGATCTAAAAGATATCTGTATCAGGATAACGAACGAGTGGCACATATCCATGTAGTGAATAGCACTTATTACTTTCACGGGCATATCGTACCAGGCTGGCAAGGTGTGAAAAAGACATTTGATACTGCTGAAGAGCTCGAAATATATATAAAGCAACATGGTTTGGAATACGAGGAACAGAAGCAACTAACTTTATTTTAGAGGAGATGGAAATGATGAATAATCGCGAACAAATTGAACAATCCGTTATCAGTGCTAGTGCGTATAACGGTAATGACACAGAGGGATTGATAAAAGAGATTGAGGACGTGTATAAGAAAGCACAAGCGTTTGATGAAATACTTGAGGGAATGACAAATGCTATTCAACATTCAGTTAAAGAAGGTATTGAACTTGATGAAGCAGTAGGGATTATGACGGGGCAAGTTGTCTATAAATATGAGGAGGAACAGGAAAATGAAAAAATTTAATGTTCAAATCACATACACTGGCATGATTGAAGAGACTATCGAGGCTGAAAGTTTAGACGAAGCAGAATTTGAGGCTCATGATATTGCGAGAATGGAAGTGCCATTTGATTGTGATGAATTTGAAATTAATGTAGAGGTGGAACAGGAAAATGACTAACACATTACAAGTAAAACTATTATCAGAAAATGCTAGAATGCCCGAACGAAATCATAAGACGGATGCAGGTTATGATATATTCTCAGCTGAAACTGTCGTACTTGAGCCACAAGAAAAGGCAGTGATTAAAACAGATGTAGCTGTAAGCATACCAGAGGGCTATGTCGGACTATTAACTAGCCGTAGTGGTGTAAGTAGTAAAACGCATTTAGTGATTGAAACAGGCAAGATAGACGCGGGATATCACGGCAATTTAGGGATTAATATCAAGAATGACGCTATTGCATCGAATGGTTATATCACACCAGGTGTTTTTGATATTAAAGGAGAAATCGATTTGAGTGACGCCATAAGACAATATGGAACTTATCAAATCAACGAAGGCGACAAACTAGCTCAATTGGTTATCGTGCCTATATGGACACCTGAACTAAAGCAAGTGGAGGAATTCGAGTGTGTTTCAGAACGTGGAGCAAAAGGCTTCGGAAGTAGCGGAGTATAAAGACATCTTAGATCGAGTCAAGGAGGTTTTGGGGAAGTGAGCGACATGTTAGAAATATTTTTAATAGGGTTTGGCGTTTATCTCTTTTATCGCATAGCAATTATTTTTCTTAAGAGTAAAAAGACTATACACACAAACATATATGAAATGTTAATGCTTGCTACTATCTTTATGATATCTACATTTGCTTATAAACATCAAAAGACGCATATCTTAATAGCATTTTTAGTAATGTTTTTTATGAGTAAGCTCAAACAAGTTCAAGGGAGCTATGAGGAATGACACAATACTTAGTC